CTGCACCATGCGGACGCCCTCCATCTTGACCCCGTTCTTCGCGCGGTGGGCCATCTGCCCGTTGAAGCTCCAGCCCTCAGTCGTTTCGCCGCTACCATCCGGCGCGAATGCCTGCGCGACTTCGGCCGGCGGATAGCCAGACTGCACCACGCCGGCATTGATCGCATCGAACAGCGCCGCATCAAGTTCGGCCTGGTCGTAGCGGTCGTTCATGCGAACCCGCTTGATCACCGATGCCAGTTGCGAAACACCCCGCCGCTGGTTGGCGCGCGTCCGGCGGAATGCGTGAATAACCTGCGGGCGACCGTCAGGGCTGAAGCGCTCGATGCGAACCCAGCGGAACGAGTCCGTTCCCTGCATCGCCTTGCTCGGATGCGCGACGCGGAAGTGATAGGCAACCGGCGCGTTGAAATCGTTGTACTCGATCCCGGCAAACATCGTGTTGCCGTTGGCGAGCTTTTGGTTGTCCATCATGCCAGACGGCGTGCTGAGCCGATCCGGGTCGATCAGTTCAACGCAGGTGGTGTAGCGCTCGCTAGCATCGCGGTTGCGCAGGACTGCCAGCGCTTCGCCGTCCACGAACCAGCCAATGAAGGCTGTGCGTGCGATCTGGCCAATGGTTTGCTCCTGGGCGGCATCGCAGCTAAACCGCGATCCGTAGCCCCAAATCTTGAACTCGGCCTGCGCGATCAGCGACCAGTTGATTGACCATTCGAGGTTGCGCTTTAGCAAATCGTGCGCGGGCTGCGCATTCAGCATCACCCGGTTGCCAATGATGGCATCAGCGATCTTTTCGACCGCGCCGTGGATTACTGCATGGTTCCGGTATAGGTCACGCGCACGGGCCACCAGTTGCTCGCGGGTGTGCAGCACTTCGTCATCGGGTGAGGACAGGCTCGGGAACCAATCGGAAAGGCCGTTGGTATCGAACACGCCGCCCTCATAGGCGCGCCCGCCGCCGCCAAAGCCTGAATACGCGGTCGGCTGTGCTTGCGGCGCGGCAATACCCAGCCAGCCAAGCGTGGTTGAAACGAAGCCCATCACCAGACTCCGACAATCGCGCTGCGGGCGCGTCCGCCAGCGGCAACCGACTCAAGTTCGGCGATCTTGCGCTCAAGGTGCGCCTCAAGTTCTTGGTACTCAGCAAAGCTTTTGGGCGCGGCGTACCACATTTCTGTTCCATACCGGCCCCCGCGAACCTTCTGAACCACGCCGCCGGTAAAATACTCCATCATGGCTGCGCGGCATTCGATGAGGTTTGTGCGAAGCTGCGTCAGTTCCGCCGTCCGGTCGCCAAGGTCCGGCACATAGGTTGATCCGACGATATGCTCGTTTACGGTCAGGATGATATGCGTTTCCACCCGCAGCGGCGGGGTGAGTGCGGCGTTCGTAATCTCGACCGCAACAATGTATTGGCCCGCAGCGAACAGCACAGTTTCCGCAGGGGTCAGCGAAGCGAGAAATCGCTTGTTCGCAGTGCCGTCGTCGTCCGGTCCAATGTCAGTGACAGGACGGTCAACCGCAGTTCCGGGAACTCGGATCGCGCAGCTATAGCTCCCCGGCAGCGTCGCCAGCGTTCCGTCGTCGAGCTCATACCCGAACCGGCGCAAGAACGTATCGCCTTTATAGATCAACGCTGTTTCGGTCATACTTGATGTCCAGTGCCTTTCTGGGCGCTTTGACGTTGACGCTTACCGCGCCCTCATCGAGAATAACTTGCGAGCCCGGCATGACGCTCAAGCCGTCTTTCGGGCCGCTCACATTGACGGTCGCGCCGCCCGCAAGGTAGGTCGTGCCGCTGCCACCCTGATAGGCCCATGCAAATCGCAGCACGGTCTATTCGCTCAGTTCGACCGGCGTAATCACGCCGCCCGTTACGTTCTTTTGCAGCAGCACCGTTGCCGTTCCGCGTTGCCGCAGAGTGGCCGTGGTTTGGGTCAATTCTTCGTCCGCTTCAGCGAGGTCGAGCAGGCGGTCGAGAATTGCCGATTGTTCTGGCGAGAGTCCGCCGCCGGTTGAGATGCCCTGCGCCACAACTGGCACAGTGTACTGCACCGCCACGCTGAACGCACCGAGTGTGTTGACCACCGGCACGCCGCCGCCTTCGACGAACAAGTTGCCGGTGATCACCAGATTGTGATCCGATTCCATTGGCCGGACACGCCAGCCATTCAGCAGAAACAGATAGATCGGGATGAACAGCCCGCCGCCCAGGCCGTCGCCGCCGACTTGCGAGATGGCAGCGGGCCACTTTGAATTGTCTGCCAGCGCCGACCAGTCCACCCAATCGGACCAAATCTGCTCAGCCGTGATTGCCGCGGTGTCGAGGATAATCCTGCGCGCGTCGGGATCGAACTGTGTCGGCACCAGGCATTACACGATGTAGGCGCGGTCGGTTTCCGCCGTTAGAGTGAGGCTGACCGCTTTGCCGCGGTTGATCGTTCCTTCCGCGACCACCGGCTTGGCAGTCCCTGGGTTGCCCGCGACCACCACCACGATTGCATCGGTGCCAGCGGTGCGCCCGCCCTGCACGTTGCCGTCATAGTCGAACGTGAACGAGATCGAGGCGCCGCTGATGGTGCCGGAAATGTCCGCAGCCGCCGCGTTATCAACCACTACCGCGCCACCCTCGCCATAGTCGTTGCTCGCGCCTGGCAGCGTTTTGAAATACATCTTGTAGTAGCCGCCGATCAGCGCCGGGTTGAAGTTCAGAGTCCCCGCCGACGAGTACGGATAGGTGCGCTGCACCCCGTTTTGATCGAGGAACACCACGTCGTTTACGTCTTGCGGCCGCAGGTTCTCGATAAACACGCCGATGGTGGTGTAGAGCGTGCTGCCGACGAAATAGCAGAGCTGGTCCGCCGTCTTTCCGGTCACAGATCCCGCGCCGCTGTCGATGTCGCCGGTCTGGCGCAGCAGGTACTGCATCTTGGTATAAATCTGCTGGAGTGTCGCATTGTTGCCGTCGATGATGCGGCGGAATGGGTAACTGCCACCACCGATTGTCCGGTTCTGGTTCGCGCCGAAATACTCGACATCGATCGCAGTGTACGGCGCATCGGCAGCAACTGCCGCGTCGGCAGCGGTGATGTTGAGATCGGCGCTGACCGAAACTGGCAGCGAAATCTTGTACGGCCCGGTCGCGGTTTCACCAACGTCTGCCAGCACGGCATCGTCATAAGTAAACGACGGCTCGCGGCACATGATTCGAAAGTACGCGCGCTGGTCAAAGTTGCCGTTGGCCACGTTGCCAAACACCTGAATCGCTTCATTTGGCGCATCGGTGAAGGTGAAGTTGAGTGCCGCACCACCGCTCGCGCGCTGGTAGAAGAACTGCGAGCCGGCAGGGAAGCCCGATGCCAGCGCCACGATCCCGGCGTATTCGCGCAGCAGCGCGCCGCCGGTGTCATATTCGCGCCAGCCTGCATCGCGGATCATCTGCCGCGTCACGTCGTCTGCTGGTTTCCAGCCATTGTAAACGCCGCCAGGGTCCTGCCCGAACACGTACTGGCCAGAGCGCGCGTCGAGCACGTTCATGGGAAAGGGGTAGGGCTGATAGGTTGGGTCGGTCCAGAGATCGACCAACTTCGCCCAGATCGCATTCCCGGTCACGCCGTCCTTTGCGACAAGGTTTCCTGCCGCGACCAGTGTGAACGTCTTTGCAGGCAGGTTGAACGTGATTTCAGTCCCGACAACCAGGCTGTCAGGATCAGTGATTTTTGCCATGCGATAAACCCCTAAGCCAGATATGCCCGGTCAATGGCTTGCGCCACCGGAACTGTTGTGTTTTGCGTGCCGAGTACCAGCCCGCGAATGTAGAGCGGGATCAACCCCGCCTTGAATATCCCTACGTCCACCGTCTCCGGCGTCTCATAGGTATAGGCTGCAGCGACGCCTGCGATCTGGTCAAAGGTCTGCCGGACAACTCCGGTGCCAGCCTCATAGATCACCACGTCACTGCCGCTTTGCAGCCCATCCAAGGTCAGCGTCACCACTGCCAGCGGATAGAGATTCGTACTCTGCGCCGCGCCAGTCGTTACCGTCGCCACCCGGATATTGGTCAGCAGGTTGCCAGCGTTTGCCACCGCGCAGGTCGCGCGTAGTTTGAAGCCGAACCCGGCCGCGCTGATCGTTTCGCCGCTCAGGTTGGCCGCGTTCAAGGTCTTCCAAGCGCTGAAACCCGCGCCCGTGTCGATCTGGTACTCATAGGTCACGTTGCCGGTGTTTGTGCCCGTCAGTGTCGGCGCCAGGTTGGCAAGCGCGGTGTGGCCCTTGATTTGGTACGGCGCAGTCCATTGCACCTGATCGCCGATTGCAGTCAGTGCGACTTGTCCCGCAGAATTGAAGCGCGGCGTGCCAGCGGTGGCGACGCATTGATCTGCACTGTCTGCCGTTGGCTCGTTGCACGCAATTTCGATCATCCCCGCTGTGGCAGAGGTAAATTGGTCCAGCCAGTGCGTGCCATAGACCGAGACTTGCCCGGTCGTCGCCGCAGTCAATCCAGCGCCTTTGATCGTCGCGTTCAGCCCGGCCATCACCGAAGCGTCGGCATAGTCCCCGGCAACATTCTCAATCAGTATGTCATTGTCCGAGTTGATGAAAGCCCAGGGTCCGGTGCGCGTGTTCACGGTATATATCCGCTTCAGCCGCACGCCGTCGTTGTTGCCCGCGCCGTTGAAAATCAGTCCGGTCTGGTTGGCGCTGCCCAGATTGAGCGGCGCGGCGAAAGTGCCGATCTGCGCGATTTCCATGTCGTAGCAGTTCAGCGACGTGACCAAGGCGGTATAGGGCTGCACGTTGGTCAGCCCCAGAAAGTTCATGCCCGCCACCCGCAGCCCGGTCGTCGCGGTCGCGGTGTCGATGGCCGCGTGCGGGTTGGCGGTCTGCGTGGTGCCGCTGAAAAGGTCGGCATAGCCGGGATTGGTGAACACCGGGCGGACGCAGCCAACCAGCGTCACACGCCCGCCGATGTTTTTGCAGTCCGTCCAGTTCAAATCGATCGATTGCGTGCAAGACCAGGTGCCCGTGGTCGCGTTCGCCCGGTTGGTCAGCGCCTGCGAATGTACCCGTGTGAAAGTAACCCCCTTGGTATAGTTGACCGCGTTCACATAAGCGCCGGACGCTGCCAGCGAAAAGCGGGTGAAGGTGCAATCCGTCACCGCACCGCCCGCAAAGCAACTCGTCATGTTCAGCGCCAAGTTCAACTGCGCTTGCGTCGGCGCGACCGTCACTTCGCTCAGGTCAATCGGCGATGCGATTTCAGACTGGACCAGCGTATCGCTGACCGCGCTGTTCGCCACCTTGGCCCGGAACGCTTGTGCGAAATTGCAGTACCAGTTCACCACTGCGCCCGTGATGCTGATGTCACCTGCGTTCGTGGTCACAAATTCTTGTCGCGTGATCAGCGTCGCGCTTGGCAGCACCCGCGCGCCAGATCCGCCCGCCGTCCGGGTGCAGCAGGTCAGGAAGACATTCGGCACCCGGACCTTGCACCCGGCGGGCGGCAGAAACCCTACGTTGTTCGTCCCGTCCGAGCCGATCCGAATGCCGCCCGTGGTCTGCCACACCACCTTTCCGCGCACGTCGGTCGGATTGCCGGCCAGATTGACCATCGAGCCCACACCGGGGAAGCGCTCATATATCCCGCTGCCCGCCGCAGTTTCGATCCAGACGCCCGGCATAACGCCTGCGATAGTCGCCGTGGTCGGGCATTGCAGCACCTGTCCGCGCGCACCGCTGGTCGTTCCGAGATCAAACCATTCGCCCAGCACTTCGACCTTGCCGACGCGCGGGACCGTAATGGTCGCCGTGTCTGCCCCGCGCACTTCGATCCAGCCCGTCACATCGGGGCCGGACGCTGTTGCCGCGGCCACGCCGACAACCAGTGCACCCGCAGCGAAATTGCCGCCGGTCTTGTTTTTGACCTTTACCCAGCCCGAGGCCGGCAATGCCGCGCCCGCCGCAGCCGGTTCAACCTGCCAGCCAGACCAGACACCCAGCAGCGTGGCCGAAACCCCACCTTGCGTCACTGTCGAGCCGATAGCCGGGACGTTGCCAGTGCCAGTCGTGTACGGGATCACCCGCACGTTCTGGCCTGAAATCCGCAGCGTTCCACCGATGCCCGAATAGGTCACGGTGTCGAGCGAGCCAGCCGCTGCCGAGTGACCTGCGCACTGGTAGCTGTCGGTTTCAATCAGCAGCACCGTGTTGTTCGAGATCGCATAGGTGTCGAGCGTGGCATTTACCGAGCCGCCGCTCAACGTGTCCCAATTCGTCACCGCGCCGCCGTTGATCGTGAAGGCAGTCATCGCGGGTTATCCTTCATTCAGTGCGTCGAATCTCTCGAAAATCGACTTGCTTGGCGCAGCGGGTGGGGCTTTCACCCCGGCGGTCTGATCACCTCCCTCCTGCGTTGCGGTTAGGCTGACTGGCGCAGACCAGATTGCCCGTTCGGGACCAGTCCACTTTAGTTTCTCGCGATCGGGCTGAAGCATGAGCCGAGCCGCCTCAGTGTAGCCGTACAGATCGAGCGTTTCGTTCGGCCCGTTGCGGACCCACTTGCCGTCGATCAGTGTCTCGCCGAAAAATTCATCGTAAGCCTTGCTCGGCATATCGACCGGGAAATAGCACTGCCCCGGCCCACCATCATCGATCGCCAAGTCAGCGATCGTATCTGCCTTCAACTTGTGGACGCCCAGCATGTGTAGCGTGACGTGCGGATCCACTGCCTTGCCGTCATTGTCCCGGCTAATGGTGGTCGGCGTGACAGGAAGTGGCGGGGCATTCACGGTCGTCGCACCTTTGATGCAGCGCACTTTCCGCCAAACGCCCCAGCGCCTCCGGTCCATCCGCCGCGCAAACTCATAAGCCCGCCAGGTCACGTTGCCGTCCGAGGCGTCAACCAGTGTCACCGCGACCGGCATCGCTTTGGTCGGATCGTCCTGTAATGGCAGCAAGCGGTCGATCACCTGCGATTCCAGCACCGACCAATCCTCCTGCACCTTGCTTGGGGCAAGGTCGCGCATCATGCCGTCCGGGTGCAGTCGCTGTCGGATCGTGAAGCGGTCGATCAGCCATGACCGCCGCCGCAGGTCGAACCCGCGCAACGCCACGTCGAACCGATTGCCCGCAACATCCACGGCTGCCGTGATAAACATCACATCGCGCGGCACTTCGCCCAGCGTGTACCGCACGGGCTCTTCCGTTTTCGCAAAATCCTGCGTGCGCTGCTTGAGCGATTTTGGCGAGAGTCCGGTCGCCGCCGCAGCGGTGATCGTCGCCTCGCCCACCGACTTCACATAGAACCGCTTGAACAGATCAAACCGGCCAGTGTTGTCGAAGTGCATCTGCGCTTCGCAATGCTCCCGCGCCAGTGGCCCGAGCGGACGCTTTACATTCAAGCCGTGCAGCCAGAACGACGCGATGTTGGTCGCCTTGCGCTCGCCGGTCACTTCGCCGTCAGCCGAAATCGACATGCCAGCGTGAATGTCGAGCATCCCGTCGATCATGCCGTAGCGCTCGTCGTCGTCCAGCGTGCAGCCATTGTGCGGACACAGCAGCATCGCCGTGCGCTCGGCCATCTCCGCGCGCTCCAGCGCCTCCAGCGTGTCGTCCTTGTCGTAGATCATCGTCGCGCGCATCTCAGGCGGCGCAGTCTGGTGCGGTGTGGACCAGCCGCCGCAGCTTGAGCATTGCCAGTAGAACACGCCCATCGTTCCTGCTTTCCAAGCCGGGACAATGCACCCGTCCCAGCCAAGGTCAGGGTGCGATTCGAGATAGCTCTTGGCCGTCACGCCGAATGATTTCTGGCGGCCCTGGATTTCCTTGAACACCGTGCGAGCAGATCGAAGGCCATCGACTTCGGTTGCGATAATCAGTGGCGCTTGCTTCTGCTTAAGGTTGCCAGCACTGGCAGCAAACACGCGGATCGACTTGCCGCGAAACAGCTTGAATTTCTTCTTGTTGAACCGAGGCTCTTTGCTCAATCCCCGGCCAATGTCGTCGGGGTGAAGCCGGAACAGATCCGCAAATTCCTGATCCGCATAATCGTCCACAATGCCCGGCGGCAGGTAGATGATCGTGTCAGTCAGCGGGCCAAATTTCAGCCGCTTGAACAGCAGGTTCTCCCCGCCGATCGACTTGCCGCTGCGCTCCGGGCCGACGACCACGATCGAATTGTACCGCGGATCGTCGCAAGCATCCTGAATCGGCCGCATGTACGGCGTTCGGTTGAGCGACCAAAGCTGGCTGCCTCCGCCTTCCGGGTTGCTGATGTACCGATATGCCGCTGCGCAGTCTGTGGTCGAAACCTCTTCAGGCGGCAGCAGCAGCCCGATTTCCTGCGCTGCGACTTCCCGCGCGCTTGCGAGGTACTTGCCCATCGAGAGGCGCCGAAACTCCTGCTCGATCTCTGACAGTACCTTGCTCATTTTCCTCCAGATAGACGTTGAACTTGCCGTAAAGTTCGATCCGCAACTTCTTGGACCAGTCGATCACCTGTTGCCGCACAGCCTTTTCCCAAAGCCCGGCTGCGTCCAATTCGGTCGCCACCGCGCCCAGCCTGTCGCCAACAATCTGGCATAGGTCGGCGACCACGATTTTGTGATCAGCGGCAGGCACGAGCTCGTTCATCGCGAGGCGGCGCTTGAACTGGCCGTCCTGAATCCGCTCGATTTCCTTTGCCTCGGCAATGGTCAGCGTCGCACCGTCACCGATCGCAACTGCAATCCCGGCTAGTGCGGCGATCCGGGCGGCGCGGCCATCCTCAGCGACCAGTCTGGCGCGCTGAATGTCGGCCAGGTGCTGCATCGCGGCCTTGCCGTCGATCTCGTAATCTTCGCCGCCGTGTCCGATTTTCAGGAACGGGAACTCGGGATCAAGGTCGAGGTAGGTCTTGCGAAAGTTCGTGACCGACATCTTCAGGATGGCGGCAAACTCGGTCAGGTTGAACGTCTCGCCATCCTCCAGGGCGGAGGCGATTGCTTCAAATCGTTGGAGCTGGTGGGTTGCTGATGGGCCGGATCTAGCCATTGAGGGTAGCTAGTCCATGCTTCCGCGCGGCGGGGGGTGTTGGGGTTGGCGCATTTTTGGCCGTTGTGTGTTCAGCTATGTTACAAACACGCATCTGTCAACTCCCCTGCCACTGCGGATCAATGGCATCTAATTCCGCAGCCAACTGGTTTGCGCATTTTTTCAGCTTTTCCCAAGGGTAGCGACCGCTCGGAGCCATCCTGCGCGCAACATCCACAGCCGTTTCCTCCAACACGACCAGATCGAAAAACTTTCGCCACCGTGGGTCAATGGCCAACCGCGCCGCCCGGAAGAGCAATCTTGCTGAAATCTGCCGGTCTGTCAGGTTGACTCCACCATTCTGTTGAAAATGAACTTCTTTTGCCAAATCAACAGTCCGTACGCGCCCGTCATACCCCGACCGTACAAACAATTCCTGATACCATGCGCAGGCCCGGTATTGGCCAGCATCAATCCTTCCGGCGCGCAGTGCTCGCAGGCAATGC